TCTCAATTGTGCCTTGAAGGCATGTGCAACCCACCAGTTTGAATGCTGCGGTGTCGAGTTGCAATTGGTGTACGCGGGCGGCTACAACCATGATGAGTTGAGTGACATCACTTCAACATGGTTGCAGCTGCCAGGCAGTATGCTTATTGACGAATGTGATGGCAAGAATTGGGATGCTACCATGCAAGCACCCCTGCTTGCCGCCGAAGCTGCGGTGTATGCTGCAGTCGGCGCGCGTGCACACTTGGATGTCACCACGCGTAACACTTGTGTAGATGGGAAGTTGTGGTGCCGTGATTTTGGCATCAAACAACGTTTCAAAATCAAGTACGTCACAAGTCAGAAGCGGCTCAGCGGCGATTTCAACACAAGCTTGGGCAATAGCATGATCAGCATGATTGTGGCATACAACGTTTTAACCAGTCTGCCACCACAGTTGAAGCCCAAAACAGCCAAGATGCTTTTCATGGGAGATGACTATGTTGGCTTCTATTTCTGGGCCGGAAGGGCACCGTGCCCAATCGAGCTCAAGCGGGCGCTCAATGATGGCTGGTCATCATTTGGCATTAGCCCGGAACGAGGTTTGTTCGATGACCCGTTCCACATCAGTTTCATTTCCCTCACGCTATGGCCAAGGCGTAATGGTGGTGTGCAATGGGTGCCCATGATTGGCAAACAATGCCTCAAGCTGTTCTGGACGGCAAAACGCTGCAGTCCCAAGTTTGCCACGGCCATTGCAAATGGCATTGCCCAGGGGTTTTGGTTCGTTTATTATGGGCACCCACTCATGATGAGGATGCTCAAACGCCATTACAACCCACAGAAGCCGTCGATCAAGTGGGACCATTATTTTTCCGACATGCTAACCCAAACGAACCGGGAAATCGATTGGCGCTGGGGCAACTGCATCAAGTATGGGGTGCCACTTTCTGCAGCAAATTTTGAGCTACCCAGCGTCAACGCAGTTTTGAAACACCCTTTTGTTGACCACATGCTGCAATTAGATCTGCTTGACCCTGCGGATAGGAAAGCCTGCCTCGCCTGACCAGTGTAATCAAGTTAGGAGAAATCCGGAATTACCAAGCAAACCAAAAAGCAAAAGTTGCCACCGGCTAAATTTTTGACCGTGGTGCGAACCAGGACTAAGAAGTCCAAGGGGAGAACCCGGAAGAGGACTCGGAAGACAATTTTGGGCGGACCACTATGGCCAAAATCTATCAATGGAATGAAGCGGGTCAAACCCATTGATGATTTGGCACAGTATAGGTTGGCTCTCAGCAATCCTTTTGCTGTGGAGGCGTTTGGGTGCCGTGTGCCTGATAGTTTCTCATTTCCAACTGTCACTTACCACATACGTTCAAGTTACATCTTTACTTCAGACCCGTCGGGAATTGGGTATGGCATATTTTTGCCATCACCTTGCTTTACATGTGTGTCTGGGTTTGATGGGACCTACGCAGTGCCTACTGTGCTGCGGTTTACGGGTGGCTCAAACTTTTCAAACAATAAGCCTAACACGTACCTTACTTCTCCGACCAACCTGGCAAATGTGATGTCAGAGTACCGCGTTGTGTCATGGGGCATAAAACTTATCGCCAAAGACACAGCTTTTGCATCCAAAGGAAAAATTTTTGTAGCTTTGGTGCCCACCACAGCAAATGCCCCGTCATGGAACACCATGGAGACAGTTACAGCTTCTTCCTTGGACGTTGTGGGTGAATATGCGTGTGGGGTGGGGATCACAAATTTGTTGGCCTCCATCCAAAATTACCCAAGTTGCAGGGTCTTTTCTATGCAAGATTTGTTGCGTGGTGAAATCATGGTCACTGGCTTACCACTTAACCCCTCTTTTTATGACTTCAGGGGCACAACTGACCGATCCATTTTGACGTGGAACACAGGCCAAATTTTGGCAGACGAGGGAGTGTTCAATAACACGACAGGGTTGGTCAATGCCACTGCAGGCGGCCGCAAAGACGTTGCCAGTCTGAGGGGTGGCATGGCAATAGCAATAGCTGTCAATGGTTGCCCAGCCTTGTCAAACGAGTTTGATGTAGAAGTGGTCTACCATTTGGAGGGATCTCCGAACACAAATAGCCCAAGTGGTCCGGGTTCCAACGTGGTACCATCCGCACAACAGGTTTTGGGTGGCTCCACAAACACTGTCGAGAGGATCATATCTGCCGTGCGGCAGAGTGTTCCGATAGTGACCATGTTGACCAATTCAGCAATGGCTGATGGCGCAACCAAGGGTGTTGTACAGGCTGCACTGGCTGCAGCTTCTGCTTTTTAGTTGTTGAGCTAGCTTGAAAAATCCAAGTCCATGCCCCTCATGGCGAAGCATGGCCTGACCGGGCTCGGACCGGCAGCATAAAAATTGGCTTAGGCTAGATTTCTATTCCCTTCCCAAGTCCAGCCCTCTCATGGCGAAGGCTGGCGTGACCAGGGTTCCGCCTGGCACCATAAACACCTCACCAGTTCTCAATCTTCTACCCCGGGGGCCTGCGTGCAGGATAT